ATCTAATGTTTTTCTTGGTAAAAATCTTCCTTTTTTATCTCTTGGAGCTAAACCTTTTCTTACTGTCCATTTATCAAATGCTCTTGGTGGTGGCATTCCTTTTAAACCAAACTTACCTCCTTTGCTTTTATAAGAAAACGGAGAGCTTGACGTAACTTTATCAGCATAATAAGAATCAACTCCTCTTACGCCTTTGTCTTGAAATATACCGTAATTTTCCATAAAGAACCTTACAATATAAGCTGATTCGGTTGAATTTATTTTATACGATAATGAAGTTGATAATTTACCATCTTGATTATCTTTTTTGCCTAAATTTATTCTAGCTTCTTTAATAACATAATCAGCATAGGTTTCAATTGATTTTTTAAAATTTATATATTCCATTAGCAAATATATATATCGTTATAAATCAGCACACTCATTGTAGCTGTCCAACCCGCTAATTGATTTTCAAAGCGATCATAAAATGGTTCAAGTGTTGGGTTACCGTCTAATTGGTATTTGTCTTGATATAATTGACCCATTCTTAATTTTTGAATCAGTTTATTTAAAACAGCTAATTGCGTATTTAAAATATCTTGCTCATTATTATTTCCTCTAAATCTATCAACTGTTAAACTTTTAGATTGATCTACTATATCACATGCTAACACACTTATGTTAAATCTTAAAACTTGTTCCTCATCACTTACTGAATTAATTATAATATGCGCTAAAGGAAAAATATCTTGTTTATTTAAATTAACGTCCGTTATATCTCCTGACGTACAAGTGTTAACATTAATGTCTTCTAACAATTGTTCTTTGATTGTTTCGGTTAATTGATAATATCCTCTTATTCCTTGATTGCTCATTTAAAATTATTTTTAATTTGTTTAGCTTCTATTTCGTTTTTGTCTTTCATAAAACACAACATCATTAAACATTCGTGCACATTTAATTCAGTGATATCTTTAAATTTTGTAATGTCTGAGTTAGCGAGTGCATAAAGTGATTGATACCATCCGTATTTGGAGTTGAATTGAGATACTGAGTCAAGGCCTTGTGGTCCTGATTTTCCAAAGAGTTCGTCATAACTGTCGACAATTCCAGACCTAAATTCCACAAAAAAAAAATTGATGACATCACCGCATCCATTGGCATATTTAATAAATTTAAACTTGTTTCAGTATTATATTTATCAATTGAATATTTGCTTTTTACTTTTGCTATAACCGGTCTATATAAAACATTCATTGCTTTTTCTATGTTCTCCCAATCAGTAATATAAGTATCTAAATCAATGTATTCTCCAAAAGTTAAATTATCTAGTTGAGGATGAAAACCATATTCAAGTTGATCTATTTTAAAAGATCTTATAAGCGGAGGTTTTTCATCAAATGTTTTTAATATTATATTTATTATTTCTTGAGAATCATTAAGCTTAAGCAGCATAACCTCTTCTATTTTAATATTACAAAATATCTCAATCATCTTAGCTTCAAGAATTTTTTCATCTTTACTTTGCTTTTGAATGTTTAAATATTTTTTATATTGTAATAAAGTAATATCTTTTAATGCTGATGGAATTGTAATTTTCATATTTATATAACGATTTAAATTGTAATTTTTTTTTATAAACTAAATTAATAAAAAAAGACGACTATCTCTAGCCGCCTCTTTAAATGTAAGATTACCCAAACTAACTTACATCATATCTGCTTCGAAGCAATTATCACTACAATAACCTTTTTTATCAATAGGCTTTTCACAGTGATCACAAGCATGCTCAGGATCATTCCAACCTCTAAAGTTGTGTTCTTGTTCTACTAGCCAATCATCATAACTCATACTTCTAAATTTTTTAAATGTTCATATTTCTTTTTAAGTTCTTGTAATTCAAATCTAGCTTTATTTCTTTCAAATCTAAATTTACTAATCAACATATCTTTTGCCATTATATCATTATTTAATCTAGCCACATACATTGTCATTTTAGCATAAGCTTTTATAATAATGTTTAATCCTTTATTTTCTGGTTTAGTTTCATTCCAGTCTTTTAATATTTCACCTACTAATAATGATTCATTAAGATAATTAAGATTGTGAATGTTATCCTCTGCTGTCAAAACTGAAGTTCTTTAATTACATTATCATAAGTTTCTTTTGCTTTGTTATGGCTTACCTCTGAAAGCATTGAAGCTATTAAACAAGATATAACTTGTTTACGTTGGTACTCTGGAAGTAATAATAACTTTCCTAATAGTTTTTGTGTTTTTGCTTGCATCATTTTGTTTGTTTTAGTTTTTTGTTTTTAATATCTTTTAGTAATTCTTTTAATATAGCTTTTCTATCCTCTGCTAAATCTTCCCACATATTATTTAAAAAATTTAATTCTTTTATCATTTGTTTTGTTTTTATTTAGTTGTTAATTTATCAATATCTTTTTGGACTTTTTCGTATCCTATAATATTATTTGTATTATAAAAATGATTTCTTGTTTTTTGTAAGTATACTAAATATTCTTTTTCGGTTATTGTCATTGTGTTTGTTTTTATGTTATATGTAAATATACACATAATTATTTAATTAACAAAATATTTTGTAACTTATTTTAAGAAATATAATAATTACCTCTATTTGGATTTTGCAATTGGTAAGATACGGAATAACGAATAGCATCAATTAAATGATTGAAACGATCTTGAGGAGTCTTTGACTTTTTTTCAAGCCAGCTATAATTATTAAGTTCTTTAATTAGATTAATACTATTTTCATCTACAATCAAATCGTAATCTTGAAGTAAAGATATTCCATAAATAATTGAGCCTTGTCCTTTAATAGCTCTTACAATATTACAACCCTTTGCTTTTATTTCTGACAAAAGACGAGGTTCGGCTGAATCCCCCACAATTAAATTATGTTGAGCATGCTTTAAGTTAAGCTCAGCTATTTGAGATGTTGTTAATCCTTTTAAATAAAAACATTCTTTTAAATATATAATACGATTAGTGCTATCAATGTTAGTTTCAACAAGTGTTGATTCGTCTGCTGCAAATCCATAATCTTGTCCAAACACAGATTTGTTCACAGCTTTAAATTTACCTATCTTCCAGTTGCTAAATATAACACCCTCCGCTTTATTTAACCAGCCTCCTAAAATTTGATGTCTGTATTTATCTGGTCGTCTATTCTTAATAGTCTCTATTTGATTTAAATAACTTTTAGATAGATTCTTTATATTATCTAAATAGGTTGTATGTATATAAGTAATATTGTCTTTGGTTATATTGTTTCCGGCCATCACACCTTTGTCTTCAAAGAATCTTGAATATATCCAATGCTCTTTTGTAACTGGGTTTAATATTAATATAACTCTGTTTTGTTGTTTAAGATTTCTAACTGATAAATCTATTTTATCAAATATGCTTTCGTCTGCTAACTCCTCCGCCTCATCCATTACCCAAGTGCTCACATTAGTTAATGATTTAAGATTAGCTGTTTGATCTCCTGAAGATGTTTTGATTCCTTTAAATAGTATTTTGCTTCCAGACCTTTTGTTTATTATTTCATCTTTAGTAATATGAAAGTCTGATTCAATATTAAGTGTTTCTATTTTATCTATAAATTCTGGTATAATAGAAATGTAAGCTGAGGCTAATGTAAATCTAGTGAAGAGTATCGTGTGCCCTGCTTCATAAGTAAGTAAGACTAATAATAAGTTAATTGAAAATGATTTGCCTGAACCTCTTCCTCCTGTTACTATAAAGTATCTTGAATCAGATTTTGTTATAGGCGCATATTTTTTATCTACATCTATCACTTAAAATTAATAAGATCTTTAAAGTTTATATTAAATCCTTCTGAAGAATTAACATCTATAGATTCTTTTGGTTTACCATATCTATAACCAAAATATAAAGACATAGCTCTCGAATCGCCTTTAAGCACTTGTTGGCCCAGAGTTTTAATAACCTCTTCATTATCTATAAGGTTGTCCAGTTTCTCTATAAGCTTAACCTCATCAGCTTTCTTAGGTCTGCCAGACCCCGCCCTAGCTCCACCGTTATCTTTACGTTTATCCATAATTGAAATTATATTGATTAATCAATCTTTGTTATATAACGAATAATAAATAATTATCTGTTTAATATCTTTATTTTATTTTTAATAAATCATCTAACTCTTCTAAAGTTCCTGGAAATAATTCAGGTACATCTTTAACAAATGTTCCGTTAATCATTTTTCCTGTTCGATCGCTTATTACATTATAAGCAGATTCAATACAGCTTTCAATCGAGTGGCCTTCTATATGAGCAAGGTTAGTTAATACAACTACGATGTCCCCTATTGCATCTATTATTTCTGGTTGATCTTTCTTAAGCAATGCTTTTGCTAACTCTCCACATTCTTCCTGAAGCTTTACGTATTGAGTATGTGAATTACCTTTTGTATATATATCTCTTTTTTCTGCCCAGTTTCTTATTTTGTCATAAATAGTTTCTTCTT